GTTATAAGGCATACCTCCTCCCCCTCCGCCATTAATTCGGTTTCACTGGCAAGACTATGGCCTCAGCCTCCACAACCCCTCTGAAGTACGCGTCTCCCGTCTGCGTGCTCATCTGGATGGAGATCAACCCTGCAGTGTCCCTGAAGACAATTCCGTCGCCTGAGATCTCGATGGCACTGTCTCCTGTCCCTCGAGCCTGGATCCTCACTTTGTTGCAGTCAATCTCGCCTGTGGTGATGTGCGAACCGTTGATGTACGTAAACCCATAACTCATTGCCAAAACCGCTGGATCGTCTGTCGTGAAGTACATTCCCACCAGAAAATTATGGTAGTTGCTATCCTGAAGAGTCGGCCTCGTTTCGCTGAACATTATCTCGCCGGTGGAGCCCTCTTTTAGGCAACGAACGTAAACGAAATATTCCTTGTTCAATGACAGCTGTTGTGTTTTTGCGGATATGCTCCAGGTACCAGTTGATTCCCCCGGGTCCGTGGCGAGGATCAAGTATCCGCTTGTGTTCGAAAACTTGCCTCTCACATTGTCCGTGTTAGCGTTCATCTTGACGCCAACCAGCTGGAAATTCCGACTCCCAGCGCCCACGGCCAGATGTTGAGTCTCAACCGTGTTCGGTTTGATGTTGGAGCCGTCAAAATACCCTTCTTCATTTCCGAAGAAGTGGTGGTTCAGCAGCTTCTCGTAGGTCTGTTTGGCGACGTACATGGCATAGACACGGTCGGATAGCAGCTTCGGGATGTTTATGACCACAGTATTTGAAGGGGCGCTTCTTTGTCCAGATCTATCCCTGGCGAAGACCCTAACATAGAGAACCTTATCGGCTGCCAGTCCCGTCAGGTGAAAGACGTTTGAGGGCGTGAAGTATTCGGTCACCCCTTGGGTGAAGGTGGCGTTCTCAGCCACTTGGACCACATAGTCCTTGAGGTTCGGATAGTCGACCATCCGCCATGTCAGGACCACATCGCCATCATCATTCACACTTGCGATCAGGTTTGTCGGCGCTGCGGGGACGCCTGGTTTCCCACCCATCGTGAGTGTCACTGTTGGATCGTTCTCAGAGTAAACGCCAGCCTTGCTGATTGTGCGCACACGCCAGGTGTATGTTGCACCGGCAACCAAGCCTTGGGTGTCCCGGTAGACCTCCGCGTCTTTGCCCAGAGTGGCTATGGTCTGAAAGCCATCGCCGATGGAGCGGTCGATGAACTGCTGGTGCGCATGTTCGCTTACGCTCCTGGTCCAAGTGAGTTCAGCGACCAAAACCATGAAACCGTCTTCCGACACAAAAGACTTCTCAGTCACATCCAAGTTCGTAGCCGGCTCCGGGGGCGTCGGATCATCGCGCGGTATGTCCTCGACGGTCGCCGATACGGTCTCGGACCATCCGCTGATCCTGTTGTTCTTTATGGCGGCCACTTGGTACTCCCATGTGCTGCCAACTGCCAGCTGGTTGTGTGTAAAGATGGTGGTCAGCGAGTCAAATACCAGCCAAGGCCCGTATGTCACAGTCGGCGGCGCTTCGGGGTCTTCCTCAACGTAGGTTATTGACACTTCCCGCGCTCGAACAGCCCACGAATCGGCATCGCTGACCCATGTGACTACGATGTAACCAATGTTAGGGTGAGCGATCACCTCTTTCGGCGGATCGGGGATGTCACCCAAGGTTCTGCTCGAGGGGCGACGTCCAATCAGTTCATCCAAAGGGTTTCTCAAGAAGTCGTTCAGCCCCCACCGAACTGTTCGTGAAGAGCGGCTCATTTGGAATGATGAGTCCATGATCCGGCCACTCACCAGCACCTTGTTCCTCGGATGCACAACTGTGATGGTGTCGCCAAGGCCTACGCCCGCCAGCTCCTCCCATCGGTCAATCGGTATGGATGCCTCAAAGGCGATGTCGGGTTGGCTGCGCTTCTCCAGTTCATGCTGTCCGGCTTCGATGAGTTCGGCCATGGTGTCGGCTTCTGGTGCATAGAAGTCTCCGGGAGCCTCACCGTAGTCGGCGATCGACTGGTCGTTCTTGAGCTGGACGTAAAGCTGACTGGTTCCCTCGCCAGCCCCAAAGCAGTCCAGTATGTTTGCCATTTTGCTCCTGTCGTCACGCAGCACACCGATAGTCGCGTTGCGACCGTGCTCGATGACAAAAGGTTCCTGGCTACTGATCGTTCGGTCCGTGCCGAACTTGGGCTCACCATTGGCGCCTAGATCGAGAAGAAGCCGTCTCTGTGCCTCATCATGTCGAACTCTGAATTCCCAGCCATATTGGTCGCAGAGCTCGGCGAGGGTCTGAAGAAAGTCCAGGCGTTCAAACTCGAAACCCTGGACGATGACCCCCGTGGATAGCGGTATGTCTCCCCCCTGCAGGAATGTTGGCTCGCGCCAGATGAGTTCTGCGCCTGCCAGGTAGGGTGTGAAGCCATATCCCACAATACTGCCGCTAGAGTCCTTCCGAGGACTGTTTTGGTCTTCGGTGTAAAGGTTGATGCGAATATCTACCCAGCGGCCTTCGCCAGCAATCGGGACGCCATTCACTTCGTTTTCCCGGATATCCCCTACATTGATGGCCGTCATCTCGGGGCCCCATTTCGCGTTGTCAAGTTCCGGTGTTTCTGCTGCGCTTCGGCTCTGAACAGTGATGCGGACATAGGGACCCACGATCTCCGTCCAGCGCAGGATCCTCCCTGAACTCAAGGCATTCTCGCCGAGGTCCACACGGAACTGGATGTATCCGTAGGCCTTTGGGCGTTCATTGTCCGGGTCGTCGGGATGGGGTTCATACTGCAGGATGACAGACCCGGGTTCAGTCTGAATATCCACCTGGTATTTGATGGCTGTCTCCCAGTCTGCTTGGGTATTCCATCTCTTGATGCAGAACTTCCTGAGATGGTCCCGCACGACATCTGCCAGATCCCGCCCATTCCACCCCTGCCAGCGGTGAGGTGTCTTGTAGTTCTTGAGTCGGTGGGCGTGGCCCTGAACCGTGAAAGAATACTCGTTACCAGACAGGTCCCTGACATGTATGAGACCCGAAGCGCACTGCTCAGTTCCGTCATACAGTGCAACAAACGCCGCCAAACCAAGCTGTTCGACTCCTTCGGCATCATGGGGTACGGTAAAAGACGCTTGATCGGCTGTGTTTATCCTCTTTCTGGCCTGTCGTATGGTGACATCCTGAATGGGCTCACCAATTGGGTTGAGATCTTGATCGAAGCATTTAACGTATGCCATATGCCATCAGCTCACCTCCCACAGACCGAAGAGGGGAGGCATTGGCCTCCCCCGATGTTTTGCTTTGCGTCAATACGTCAACCCGCCTCCATCAGCGGTTGACAATGCTTCTCTCACCAGCTCCTCCAAGAAGCTGCGCACATCCGTTACGCCGCTGAGGTTGACGTTCACTTGGTTGATCAACACTTGCTGGATCAGGACTTCCTGCGCATGGAGGGCGGTTATTTCGGCCATCTGGAAGGTCTGGTACACATCCATGGCTTGGCTGTCCAGCAGACCAGGCAAGCGGTCCAAATTTGCCAATGGCCGCAGCAGTTCAACGAAGAGGTCTCTATCTTGACCGGAAAGCCTTGTGATCTGAACACCCCTGACCTCGTGCTGAACTGTCCTGTCTTCTTCCGGCAGGAGCTGATCCAAGATGTCTGAGTATTCATCCCACTGCCGCTGAAGCTCATCGAATGCATCGCGCCAAGCCTTCCTGATGCGCTCGATCTCTTCATCGGTGAACCCATCAGCCACAGACTCCTGCATCAGGCCAACGACCAGCTTGGCGTTTTTCTCGAACTCCGCGGCCTGCATGATCTGCTCCATCAAGATGCGTCTGAGCTGCTGACCCAGAGTCTGTTCGAACTCATCCCACGTAGACTTGCCAGCTACAGCAGCAGCCATGGCCGAGCCCAAAGTCCTCAGAGTCTCGTTCATGGACTCGATCATCACTTTGCCGATCTCATAGCCGGCTTTTGCTTCTTCCTCATTCACGAACTCCCATCCGGTGTGCCAGATGAGGAAGTAGGTCTTCCGGATATCAGCTTCGACCGATCGGTAGGTTACACCATATTCCTCCAGCGCCCGGTTCAGGTCCTCGATGCCCTTTTTCAAGGACTGCATTTCTTGAGGGATGGGTCCGGGGTCGAAGATCCTGGCGATGAAAGAGACCCCTGTTGATATTGCGGCCAGCACAGGGTCCCCTGTGAGACCCGCAAATCCTCCGGTAATGCCGGCAATAATCGCAGCTAGGCTGGAGCCTCCCTTCTCGAAGGTCCCCCCAGCGCCCAGGTATCCAGCCAAGGTTCCATAGATGCCGGCAACGGCATCACCGAACTCCCCGAACGCCTGGCGCATTGAGAACCGCATGTTCTCAAAGGCCTGCGGCGCCTCTTGGATCAACCGCAGGAAGTCCTCGATCTGCTGGGTTATCTCGCTCCACTCGGGCGACATTTCCGCGAAGAACCTGGCAGTCGCATCTTCCGCGTCCTTGATCTCTTGACGAGTCTTCAGAAGCTCGTTCAGGTATTCCTGCTGCTCGATGTAGTTGTCAGTCTGCTGGATGAGTTTGACCAGTTGGTTGTATTTGGCTTGCAGGCTGGCAAGGTCGCTCTTGTTGTACTGGATCGACTCGATCCGGTTCTTTGCAGTCTCTTGTGCTATCTGTCCTTCGAGTTCTTTCTCCTGCCGGCGAAGTTCCTGCCATTCCTGAGAGAACCGGTACAGGTCTCCGTAGAGCCGTTCATACTCCTCGCGCATCCGCCGGACGATATCGAGTCTGTCCTCGGCGCTGAGTTCTTCTTCGATAACCATCGCATTCAAAAGAGCTCGCTGGTCCTCAAGGTTCTGCTTGGCGAGGTTGTACTTGGCCTGCTGCAGCTCCCTTTCCAGCTCCAGTCTGCGCTCGTTACCAGCGTCAACCACGGCCAACTCTGCCTCAAGAGTTCGGACCTGTTCCTCAAGCACCGCCGCAGCACCGA